GCCGCCGTCGCCGCCCGGGCCGGCGGGCGGGGAGGCGCCGCCGCCCGACGCGGCGCCCGACGCGGCGCCCGCGCCTCCCGCCGCCGCGTCGCCGCCGCCCTCGCTGTTCGCCCGCGTCGAGCCGCCCGCGAAGAAGCCGGGGAGGGGCGGGAAGGCCGAGCCGGCCGTTGAGCCCGCGCCCGAGCCGGGTAACGACGAACATGAACGAAAGGAGTAGATCGCATGGCGAAGCATATGATCTATGACGCCAGCCTGGTCGTGAATAGCGTCGACCTGTCCGATCGCGTCGCGTCGGTCACGGTGACTCAGAACCGGGCCGACCTGGACGTGACGGCGATGGGCGCAACCGGCGTCCAGCGGATCGCCGGTCTCGGGGACGACTCGTTCGACGTGGACTTCTGGGCGGACTTTGCCGCCTCCGAGGTTGACGCCACCCTGTCCGGTCTTGTGGGGGCGGCGGCGTTCACGGTGGTCGCGAAGTATTCGTCGGCTGCGGTGTCGTCGACGAACCCGACGTTCACGGGGTCTTGCATCCTGACGGCGTACACGCCGATCGCGGGAGCACCCGGGGATGCGCACAAGGTCACCGTGTCGTTGCCGGTGTCTGGGGTGATCACGAGGGCGACGGCGTAACCCGGTGGCGTACTCGATCCGGGTCGAGGGGATCCGGGAGCTGCGTTCCGCGCTGAAGGAGGCGGAGGGCGGCCTGAAGGACTTCCGCGGCGAGATGAAACGCGTCGCGGCCCCGGTGGTTGAGGAGGCGACGTCGATGGGTTCCCGGTACGCGGGCATCGGCAAGTTCAAGCCGCGGATCTCGGGGACAACGGTGGCGGTCCAGCAGTCCGCCCGGAAGGTGACCGGTCAGCGCGGTGACTTCGGCGCGTTGCAGATGCGCACGGTGCTGGAACCCGCGTTGGACGCCAGGGAGAGTGAGGTCGTCGAGATCCTGGAGGACGTGCTGGACGGGCTGATCAACAAGGCCGGACTGTAAAGAGGGAGCAGGGCATGAAGATGAAGGTCGACGAGACCGAGTACGACATCGACTTCGCGACGATCGACCTGGACGGGCATTGCACGCTGCGGGCGATCCTCGGTAAGCCGCTGCGAGAAGCATGGCAGGAGGTCGACTGGGACGATCAGAAGGCGGCGGCCTCGTTCCTGAACGATCCACTTGTGATCAAGGCGTTGACGTGGCTAGCGATGTGGCAGGCGGACCCTTCGGTGACGGTTGCGCAGGTGGGCCGCCTGTCGTTCAGCGCGATCGAGTACGCGCTCGACCCGGATGAGGAGGCGGCTCCTCTCCCCCCGGTGAACGAGCCCGCCGAGCCAGGCGGGCAAGACGAGAGCGCGAGCATCGGGAGTGGCAATGGCGCCAGTGGTTCGGCGACCTCGTCCCCGGTGACCCTCCCCGAGCCTTCTGGTTCCCGGCTCTGAGCCGCGTCTACCACGTGCGGCTGTTGGAGATGGGGCGTCTGACGCCCGAGGAGTTGCACGCGATCATGGAGGACCTCGAAGGGTTGAGCAAGTAGATGGCACGCTCGATAGAAATTAAGATCACGGGCGACGCGAGCTCGCTGAAGCGCGCATTTGGGCAGGCGGAGGGTGCTGCCGGGTCGTTCGGATCGAAGGTCGGCAATGTTGCCGGCAAGGGGCTCAAGCTGCTCGGCGTCGCTGCGCTCGCAGCCGGAGCAGCCGCAGGCGCCGGCCTTGCCGCCACCCTAAAGATCGGCATCTCGAGCCTGATCGCGCACGAGAAGGCGGACGCTCAGACCGCAGCCGCACTGAAATCCACCGGCCAGGCCGCGAAGGTCTCGATGAAGGAGATCCAGGGGCACGCGAACGCGATCGAGAAGCTGACCGGCATCGACGACGTGAACGTGCAGGCCGGGCAGAACATGCTCCTCACCTTCACCCGTGTCCGCAACGAGGTCGGGAAGGGAAACGACATCTTCTCGCAGGCGACCGACATCATGGCCGACATGAGCGTGGCGCTCGGGAAGGACATGCCTTCGAGCGCCCTCATGCTCGGCAAGGCCCTCAACGATCCGATCAAGGGTATGACCGCCCTCGGTCGCGCTGGCGTGCAGTTCACGGACGCGCAGAAAGACGCCATCAAGGCGATGGTCGAGTCCGGTGACGTGATGGGCGCCCAGAAGCTCATCCTCGCAGAGTTGACGAAGGAGTTCGGCGGGTCGGCGGCGGCGCTCGGCGACACGTTCGCTGGGAAGGTCAACATCCTCAAGGCCCGTTTCGAGGAGCTGGCGGAAGGGCTCGCGTCGAAGGTGATGCCGTACGCGGAGCGGTTTGTCGGTTTCCTCGAGGACGTGATCCAGTCGGACTCGGCGGGGGAGGCGATTGGGAAGCTCGGCTCCGGTCTCAAGAGCGTGTTCGAGGGGATCGGCGACTTCATCGCCGGCGTCGACTGGGGGAAGGTCGCATCCACCCTGGGGACAGCGCTCGGCGGAGTGCTCTCCACCATCGGCAAATTCCTCGGCGATGTGGACTGGTCTGGTGTTATGAAGGCGATCGGTGGCGGCCTGAGCAAGGCGGCCTCCGCGGTCACCGGCTGGCTCGCCGATGTGAATTGGGGCAAGGTGTTCGGCACCGCGCTCGGCGCGATCTCCGCGTTCATCGGCTCGGTCGACTGGGGCAAGATCCTCGGCGACCTCGGCGAGTTCGTCGTCAAGCTGGTCGCCGGCCTCGCCGGGGCGGTCGCGAAAGCGGACTGGGGGACGATCGGCGGCGCTGTCCTCAAGGGACTCAGAGGAGCGCTCGATGGGATCGCAGGGGAGCTCGTCAAGATCGGCGAGCCGTGGGGAGCAGCGCTCGGCGAGGTGATCTGGGACATGGCGAAGGATGTTGGGCAGGCGGCCGCCAAGGTACTGGACGCTTTCGCCGCGATCGTCGCCGGCTTCGGCGACATGGCAGGCTGGCTGAAAGGGATCCCTGGCATCGGCGAGCAGTTCGAGGGGATGGACAAGGCGGCGCAGGGAGCCGCGAAGCGCATCGAGGAGATCGCCAGCAACATGCGCGACCTTAAGTCCCCGGCCGACAAGGCCGCCGACGAGGTAGAGCGGCTGCGCGACCGATTCGAGGAACTGCGAGGCGAGGCGGGCGGGCTGAAGAGTCCGTTCGACAGGGCGAAAGATTCACTGAGCGCGTTTGCCGGCCAGATCGACGTCGCGGACGCGGCCGTCTTGATCCTCACCGAGTCGCTGCATCGGATGCCGACCAAGGCGGAGATCAAGGCGTTTCTGAAGGACGCTGAGGCGAAAGCTGCGATCGAGGCGCTTGTCGCGAAGATCAACGGGATGCCCGGTAAGAAGGACATCAAGGCTGATTTCCTCTCGAAGGAAGCGGCCAGGCTCGCCGACGAGTTGAACGCGAAGGTGAAGGCGATCCCGGACAAGTCCTCGACGACCGTGACGACCCCCGGTGCGGTCGAGTCGCGAAACAAGCTCGACGACGTGGCCGGCTCAGCACGCGGAATCCCCGGATCGCGCAACACGCACGTCTCGACGTTGGGGGTGTCCACTGCCGTCGGCGCCCTCTACGGGATGAGGAACGCCGTGTACAGCATCCCGACCTCGTGGTCGACGACCGTCACGACGTTCTTCCGGACGGTCGGCAGCGCGTTCTCGTTCGCCCACGGTGGCGTGTCCCCCGGTGGGATGGCGCTCGTAGGTGAGCAGGGGCCGGAGCTCGTCAACCTGCCGCGCGGAGCTCGTGTGTTCTCTAACCCGCAGAGCCGACGGATGATGAGCGGCGGACAGAACGGCGGCATGGGCGGCGGTGTCACCGTGAATGTCGTCGTCCACGGCTCCGTCATGTCCGAGCGTGACCTCGCGCACACCATCCGGGATACCCTCCTTCAGGGTGCGGGCAGCGTGAACCCGAGCCTATGGGGCGCGAGAGCCTGACATGGCGATCTGGGCGAAGCCGCACCCGCTCGGCCCCGAGATCAGCGTCGACTGGTCGCCGACCACGGACCCGGACGCCACTCCCGTCTGGGCGAGCCTCACGAGTCGCGTCAGGGAGTATCACGCGCGCCTCTACCGCCAAACCGAGCTCGACGAGTTCCAAACCGGCGAGTTCGCCGTCGTCCTCGACAACCGCGACCGGGAGCTCGAACCTGGCTACACCGGCTCCAGCCACAGCCCGAACGTGCTTCCGCGCAAACGGATGCGGGTGCAGGCCAGGCACAACGCGATCACGTACGACCGGGTAGGCGGCTTCATCCGCACCCTGCCGATCTCCTGGCCGGGGCAGCTCGACGCAATCGTCGCCGTGAGCGCCGCCGACTACGGAATGGCGCTGAACCGCGCGCAAGTAACCCTGAACAGCTACCCGGAGGAACTCGCGCACACGAGGATTGGCCGGGTGCTCGACGCGGTTGGCGTCCCCGCCGGAGACAGGGACCTCGACACGTCGGACCACATGTGCGCTGCGATCGACGCCCTCGACGCGACCAGCTCGAACCAGCAGACAGTCGGGGCGTTGGAGCACTGCCGGCAGGCCGCCCTCTCAGACGGCGGCTACCTGTTCGTCGCCCGCGACGGGGCAATCACGTTCCACAACCGTGCGCACCGCCGCGACGTGCTCGGCACCCCGGCAGGGACATTGGGCGACCTACCGGGGGAGATCCCGTACCAGCCGTCCCTGGTCGGGCAGATGGACGACTCGCGCCTGTGGAACCGGGCGGCCGTGCTAACCGCGGACGGAACACGCGAGGAGGCGTCGGATTCGACGAGCGAGGGTGCGTACTGGCCGTCCAGGCGTGACGACTTCCAGTCGTTGCTTGCTCGGCCCGGGGAGGCGGCGGCGCTCGCCTCCCTGTTCGTGTGGCGTTACAAGGACGCGCGCCTGCGGTTCCCCACCGTTGAGTCGCTCTTGGTGAGCTCGCACATGGCGACGGCGCATATCGCGGCGCTGCTTGCCGCGGATGTCGGCACGAGGTTCACGGTGAAGCGCCGGCCGCCCGGCGCGGGCAGCGCGATCAGCCAGGACGTGCATGTGGACGGGATCCAGGAGGACGTCGTGCGCGGGCAGCCGTGGCAGCTCAGCTTGGACGTGTCCCCGGCGGATCCTGACACGGACTTCTGGGTTCTCGGCACGTCCACACTCCAGACGGGGGCGAGTCCTGCGGTGGTGGGGTACTAGGACGGTGGGCGGGCTCCCTGCGACGCCGGGCTGGTTTGAGTGCCGCTGTGGTCAGGAGTTCTTCTCGCCGAGCGAGCCCCTGGGCCACGTTGGGGAATGGCAGCCCTGTTGGCGTTGTCGCTTTGCTCTCGGGCGGTGGCTCATGTATCTCGCCCAGACCGGCCATGCCTCGCCGTGGTGGCGAGTTTGTCTACGCGTCTGGTTCCTCCGAAAGCCCTACTGAGATGGCCCTGACGATCCACAGCAAGTTCGGCAAGTGGCGACACTCGGGGAGCGCGAAGCTCGGCCCGGTCCACGCGCAGGTGAACCACGGCAGGTGGATCGTCGAGTGCCCATGCTGCCCAAGCGCGGCGGTCGCCCAGGGTGACCGATTCCTGTGCGCGGAGTGCGGCAACAGTGCGGCAGGCGGCCGGTACTTCGAGGTCGCCTGGCCCAGTCGGGAGAGAGCGAAGCGGATCTCTCAGCTGCTAGCCGTTCGTCCCGTTGAGAACCGCAACTGGCAGCCGGGCGAGGACCTGGACATCCTCAGATTCGAGAACATCACGCATGGGCTGGCCGGCTGATGCCCTGGGTGACGCAGCGAACCTGGACCACCGCGGAGAAAGTGACCGCGAGCCAGTTGAACGTCATGATCCGCGACGACCTCAACTACCTGTATGGCCCCAGGCCGGGCTGCCGCGCCCACCACGACCAGGCAGCGGAAGCCGTAGCCAATGCTGACGGCACATACGACTTCTTGCCGATGGCTGTGACCGACGAGGACACGGATGAGATGAGGACGATTACCGTGGACACGACCCCCACCCCGGCTTCGGCGTTCGCGCAGATCAAGACCGCTGGCAAATACCTAGTAACCGCCCAACTGACCTTCCTGGTTGACCAGGCCATCACCACGCACGGCTTTGAGTGGGGAGTTCAGATCATCAAGCGGACTAGCGGCACGAACACAGTGATCGGGGCGAAACAGAACCCAAACTCCGGGAACGTGGGCCCCAGTACCCATAACTGCAAGACGCTCTGGGACTTCGCTGTCGACGACCTGATTGGGCTTTTGCCCGTGATCGGGTCCCTTTTTGTGGGCGTCCATATCACGAACGATAGGGCTGCGCTGGCCGTCGCATGGCTGGGCAACTGATGCCCTGGGGGGAATGACCTATCGCCTGGACGACGCCTTTGACGTGGACGGTGGGGATGACCCCATCGGCCGCGCAAATGAACGCCCACATTCGAGATAACCTCAACTTCCTCTACAGTGCCCCCGCCTGCCGGGTCTACAACAGTGCCGCCATTTCGATCGCCAACGCGACTTGGACCGCTCTTACCTTCAACAGCGAGCGATTTGACAACAACACGATGCATTCCACGTCATCAAACACGGGGCGGATCACGTTCACCACGGCCGGCCGTTATCTCCTCACCTTCGCTGCGGAGTTCGCTGCGAACGCTACGGGATTCCGGCAAATCTCGATGGACCATTCCGTAACAGTCGGCATCGCGAGCGAGACAGTTCCCGTAGTCTCGGCGGCTGCGGCAACCGCAATGGACACCGCCACCCACTGGGCGTGCGCTGCGGCGGAGTATGCGACAGCCTTTTGCTACCAAACGTCCGGTGGTAACCTAAACGTGAACTCGTCCGCGGCCTACTCACCGGAGTTCATGGCGCACTGGATGGGCAACTAGCCCTGTGAGCCGACGAAACCCACAGCACGTAGGCGTAACCCCGGCTGATCTCGGCCGCGCGCATCAACGGCCGCATGATCCGCCAGCCCCGACAGTCAGCGCCGACGGTCTTCTCCCCGTGATCGAACCCTTGGGAGTGCGCGACCTCATGGGCGAACAGATGCCAACTGAACGCGACTATCGTGCGACGCCAATCGGCGGGCCGTTCGCCAGCAAGGGTGCGGCCGATCCAGCGGCATGCGTTCGCTCGAAGCGCGATCACAGTGCCATCCCAGTAGCCGCCGAACTCGTCACCCCGCTCCCACGTCCCCGGCTTGTAGCAACGAGTCTCCACGCCTGCCACCCGTGTCAGCGTCGGCTCCACCGTGTACGCGCCGCTCGCGCCCGGTGCCGTCGCGAGCGCCAGCCCCGCCACTAGCCCGATCAGCCAGAGCCTCACGACCCGAACCCTACCCCTCCAGGGAGGACATCGCATGCCAAAGACACCGAACGAACGAACCCTAGCCGCCCTCAGAGTCCGCGTCGGCTGCCACGAGATCCCCAGCGGATCGAACAACGGGCCATGTGTTAACGAGGCGCAGGAGCGCACCTGGCTTCGTGTCCCCGGCCCAGGGCAGCAAGGCTGGCCGTGGTGTGTAGGCGAGTTCCAGTTGACCGTCTGGACGGTGTTCGGGAAGGCGTACCCGCGCCCGACCGCCGAGGTTTGCGACCTCGCTGCCGATGCTCGAGCCGGGAGTCTTACGATCCCACCGGGAGCAGCGAAGCCCGGCGACTGGCTTTGTCTCGGCTGCGACCACATCACCTGCCTCGTCAGCCGGGATGCGGCGGCCGGCACGTTCGTCGGCCTTGGAGGGAACCAGTCCGACGCCGTACAGGAGAGCACCTACCAGTGGTCAAGGGTCACGGTGGTCATCTCCACCATGCGGCTAGCCGCCCTCCTCGAGGGCGTGGTTGCCCCCGTAACGCCCGTCAAGCCCAAGAGAAGGCCCGTCTATCAGGTTGTAAGGGGCGAGGGGGAGAAAGCCCGGGTCGTCTACACGTCCCCGTTCTTGGACGCCGCAGCTTTTAAAGCGGCTGAGTTGATCCGTCGGGGTGCGACGGGGGCGAAGCTGATCAAGAGGCCGCCGAAGCCGTGACTCCGCCGCCCGTCGACGCGAACCCTCACGTCACGACCTCGATGCTGTACCACGAGATCGACTCCGTGAAAGAGGTGTTGCGCGCTGAGCATGCAGCCACTCGCGTCGAGCTCGTCAGCATTCACCTGAAGCTCGAGTCGATCTGCAAGAAAATCAATGCTCGTCCAGCCTCACACTGGCTCGGCGGCAGGATCACCGGAATGATCGATCGGGTTGTGCCACTCGCAATCATCGCACTGGTGACGTGGATTCTCACGCATTGAGATGAGCCCTAGTTCGCTTGCGTTTGCTAAGGCAGCTTCGGCATTGCCGGCCACCGTTGTTTCTCGTATAGGTGTTCTCTGGCGTGAACTTGTGGCCATGGCAGCAATGTGTTTTTCTCGCATGGCAGGCCGTTGGTCCTGTGCCGCGCAGGACGTTCTCGCCGCGGGTGATAGGTTCAAGATGGGCCGGATTCACGCAGTTGCGAACGCGGCAAAGATGGTCGAGCGTCAGTCCGGCAGGGATCGAGCCGACGAGCAACTCGTACGCAAAGCGATGAGCACTGACGGTGCCGGCCCCGTTCCCCGCCCTGAATGCACTATAGCCCCTGGAGTTGATCGCCCCGTTCCAGAGCCAGCAACTAGCCGTCTTCTCAACGAATGCCCAGAAGCGGTCTGCTGGGTCACGCCGCACTGCCAGTCCCATTGCCCTATTAGCGCAGAGCACGCACCGTACTGCCGGCCGTTTCGAGATGGGCTTCCCGCAGTCTTGGCAAGTAGGCTTCGCCATGTCGCACCTCCTCGTAGGTGTCGGCCACGCCGGGGGCTGTGGAAGCAGCGCCCCGGCCTTCTGTTGGCCTCATTCTATCGCTCGCACACGACATGAGGCTCGCCGTTGCCCTGATCCTCACGGGGGCGCTCCTCGGGATCCTGGGCGGCCTGCTCGCGTTCAGCCTCGACCGGGAACGGCAAGTCCGTGCTGATGCGCAAGCTGACGTGTGCGAGCTGCGGGACGCTGTGGTCGACGTGCTCGTATTGGCCCGCGCCTCCGATGGTGACAGTGGCTTCTTCGATTTGTCGATCGCAAGGTTGCACCGGGTCAGTTGCCCGTGAGACCGGATGACGTGACGCACTGCTCGGACTGCTGCCAGCCTCTCTGGCTCGACGATGTGGATTGGCATGAATGTGACCCGGAAGCGCTGCTCGCGCATCAGATGCTTAGCGTGCCCATGGAGCCGGACCGGGAGCCCCTGTGAAACTCCCGACGACCACCTCGGCTACCGGACAGAGCGTTCAGATCGACGTCGCCATCTGCCAGTGCTGCATCGAGGCGGGCTGCGGTGATGGCACCAAGCTGGGCATGACGCTCGTGCCGGACAGGATCGTCTCATGCCCGGACTGTCATGGTCTGTGCTCGTGCCCGGGTTGCATAGCGGATGCGACGTCTTGAGGATCCCCGGAACCGCACCGGCCATCGCCTGGACGATCCGCGCGTTCGACCTAACCCCCGCCGACCAATCAGCGATTCGCCGAGGCTGGGGGACCACCAAGGCCATCACAGGCGGCGTGGTCGTCGATGCCAGCACGGGCGGGTACCTCGTCTCGAACCCCAAGGCGCTCGTGACCGCGTACATCGTCCCGGCCGTCGCCACCGCCCTGAGCAAGGGGCGGCGGGAGTACAAGCGGCTCGCGAACGGTGGCCCCACGAACGGAGAGGAGGCACCATGAAGCCGGCAGAGTACGACACCCTGCACCGGGAAATCTCGTTGCCCGTCGTTCGCGTGCGAGCCGGCACAGCGGGCGGCTCAGGCACGGTCATCTACTCGAAGCCAGACGAAGGCGGCGAGCACTCGACGTACGTGCTGACGAACCATCACGTCGTCGACAACATGATCAAGATCGAGGAGCGCTGGGACCCGATGCTCCAGCGCAACGCAAAACGGGACGTGCGCGGGATTCCCACTTGCGAGTTCTTCGAGTACCGATGGCAGTCGCGGGCCGTCGGGGCGTCCGCTGTCGAGGCCGATATTGAGGCGTACGACAAGGATGAGGACCTCGCGCTCCTGCGCCTGCGCAGCGGCCGGCCGCCAATGGCCGTCGCCAAGCTCTACCCGCGCGACGGCGAGCATGAGCTGCGGGTGGGCATGGGCGTGTATTGCGTCGGTGCCGGCCTCGGCGAGCCGCCGGTGATGACAGGCGGCTTTCTCAGCCAGTTTGGCCGGGAGATTGAGCACAAGGAGTTCTGGCTCAACACCGCCCCCGCCATTTTCGGCAACTCCGGCGGCGCCCTCTTCCTCGCGGACTCGCACGAGTTCATCGGCGTGCCCGCGCGCATCGCGGTGATCGCGCTTGGCTTCTCCGCGGATGCCATCACACACTTGCAGTATGCGATCCCGATCAGCCGTGTCTACGGGTTCCTTGAGACGCAGTGCTACCGGTTCGTCTATGACATCTCCTACTCCGAGAAGGGGGAGGAAGCAGAACGTAAGCGCCGCCTGGAGGCTGATCGTCTCCGGCTAATGTCGGAAGAAGTACGAGAGGGGGCAGCATGAGCAATCGCCCGAATCCCAACGCGCTCGTCGGCGCGGTAGCGGCGATCGTCGTCGTCTGCATCGCCGCCGTCACCTACCTCACCTCGATCGACAAGGACTTTACCGTCATCGGCTCCGCGCTCGGCACGCTCGTCGGCGCGCTCGCCGTCCTGATCACCGTAGGCATCCTCGGCATGCGCAGTGACAGTTCGGGCAAGTGACCCCTCACGCGGCCGTCTTCACGATCTACCCGGTACGGGTCCTCGCCCCCGACGGGGGCATCGTGCTCCTCACCCTCGCCAGCTC